AAGGTTTGGTTCAGAAGTGGGTTAATAAGTGACAAAAGTTGACCAAATACGGGAAGCCGCTGAGCAAGATTTAAAAGTCTTTGCTAGACTTGTGAACCCTAAGCGGGTCTATGGGTCTATTCATGATGAGTTATTCGACTTTTGGCAGTATGGAAACAACGACAACACGCTAGTTTTACTTCCTCGAGACCACCAAAAAAGTCATTGTCTTGCTGTAAAGACCGCATGGGAAATAGTTAAAGCGCCTTGGGAGACTCAACTGTACGTTTCTGCTACGGCTGACCTTGCAGAGAAGCAGTTATACGCTATCAAGAATATGCTTACCTCTAGGGCGGTAAGAAGGTATTGGCCCGACCTGATTAACAAGGAAGAAGGGAAGCGAGAGAAGTGGACGACTATGGAGATTGCGGTAGACCACCCATCCCGCAAAGAAGAAGGTGTTCGTGACCCGACAGTAAAAGCAGCTGGATTAACCACTAACATCACGGGCTTCCATGCAAACCGAATCAAGCTTGACGATATTGTTGTTCCTCTAAACGCATATACGGAAGAAGGCCGTCAGAAGGTCGCTTCTATGTATTCTCAGATAGGCTCTATCAAGACAACTGGAGCCACTACTGACGCTGTAGGAACCCGTTATCACCCTAAAGACATCTACAACACTCTTTTGACGCGGACTGTAGAGGTTTACGAGAAAGGAGAGCTTAAGGAAGTTACTAATCTGTATTCAGTTCTTCAGCGACAGGTAGAAGAACATGGAGAGTTTTTGTGGCCCAAACAGCAAAGGGATGACGGAAGAAGTTTCGGGTTTGATGAGAACGAATTAGCGAAGAAACGAGCTGAGTACATCGATACAACCCAATTCTATGCACAGTATTACAACGACCCTAACCGTGGTGGTGAAGGTGGAATAGATAGAAGTCGGTTCATCTACTACGCCAAGAACAAGCTTGAGCAGATAGGCGGTGATTGGTATTACGGGGACAGGAAGTTGAATATCTATGCCTCAATCGACTTTGCATTCAGCCTTAAAAAACGGGCTGACTTTACTTCTATCGTAGTGATAGGCATGGATCACGAGAGGAATGTTTACGTTCTGGATATAGAGCGATTCAAGACCAATCAGATTTCAGAATACTTCAAGCGGATACTGGATATTTACCTGAAGTGGGGGTTAAGACGAATGAGGGCTGAGGTTACCGTTGCCCAGCAAGTCATCGTTAATGAATTGAAGAATCGCATCAAGGATGAGGGAATTCATCTTAAGATTGATGATTATCGCCCTCCTACCAATCAAGGGTCAAAGGAAGATCGAATCAACGGAATCCTACAACCAAGATACGACACGCAATCCATCTTCCATTACAAAGGCGGATGGTGCCAAACATTAGAAGAGGAACTTGTTATGGAGTTTCCTCCGCATGATGACGTGAAGGACTCTCTCGCATCAGCAATAGACGGGGCTATGCCGCCAAGGTCAGGCTCCAAAAAGTCACACAGAGAGGATAACGTAATCTTCTCATCAAGATTCGGTGGAGTCGCTTACGCATGACTACAAAAGTCCAAGAGATACTAGACCTTCAAGACAAGAACGCCCTGGCAGGCACGATTGCCAATCTATACACGGATTGGGATCAGAAGCGCATGGAGAAGGTTGAGGAGTGGAAAGAGCTTAGAAACTACATCTACGCTACAGACACTCGCACAACCACCAATGCGAAACTGCCTTGGAAGAACTCAACGACTATTCCAAAGATTTGCCAGATCAATGACAATCTTCTTGCTAACTACAACTCTGCCCTGTTCTCGAATGACAATTGGTTGAGATGGGAGGCAGAGGATTATGAGTCTGCTGACAAGGAGAAAGCAGAGGTTATCGAGGATTACGTCAAGACGAAGGCTAGAGAATCCAACCTTGAAAGGGAGGTTGAGAAACTTCTGTATGACTACGTTCAGTATGGCAACGCCTTTGCAGAAGTAATCTATGTTAATGATATTAATGATCAGGAAGATGAGACTATTGTTCGCTATCGTGGTGCCAAGCTACGCCGGATTAGCCCGTATGACATGGTATTCAACCCTGTAGCCAATGACTTCAAGGAAACCCCTAAGATTGCTCGATATGTAAAATCTATCGGTGAACTTGAGAACGACATTCAGGAAAGACCTGACCTTGAGTACGACATTAAAGCTATTAACAAGCTGAAGTCCTACCGTGAAACCATTGGTGCCTATCGGATGGAGGATGTTCACAAAGCTGAAGGATTCATGCTTGACGGGTTTGGTAACTACGCAGACTACATTCAGAGTGGTTATGTTGAGGTGCTGGAGTTTGATGGCTCACTACATGATCTACAGACGGGTGAGTTTCTTAAAGACTACATCGTTACAGTATTAGACCGTAAGTGGATCCTCCGCAAGGTTAAGAATCCCTCATGGTTAAGGGGCAATAAGGCTCACGTTGCATGGCGAGAGCGCCCTGATAACCTGTACGGTATGGGGCCGCTGGATAACTTAGTAGGGATGCAGTATCGAATCGACCATCTTGAGAACCTCAAAGCAGATGCCTTAGACCTCACTATTCATCCTCCAATCAAGCGTGTTGGAGAGGTAGAGGACTTTGTGTGGAGGCCAGGAGAGCAGATTGAGATACCGGACTCAGATGGTGATGTAGTCCCAATGCCGCCGAATGCCGCTGCCTTTCAGGTAAACAACGAGATTGCTTATCTTGAAGCTATGATGGAGTCTATGGCAGGCGCGCCAAGGGAAGCGATGGGTATCCGTTCTCCGGGTGAAAAGACGGCATTTGAAATCCAGCAGCTACAAAATGCAGCAGGACGTATCTTCCAGGACAAGATTCGTCGGTTCGAGAAGTTCCTTGAAGATTTGCTCAACACATTCCTTGAGGTATCTCGCAGGAACTTCGACGGGAAAGAGGCTATTCGCGGTATTGACCAAGCATACGGCGCACAACGCTTCCAAGACGTAACCAAAGAGGACATCACTGCCAAGGGTAAACTAAGACCTATTGGTTCAAGACATTTCGCCCAACAAGCGCAGTTCCTACAGAACGTCCAAGGGGTATTCAATTCACCGATTGGTCAAATGATTCAACCTCATATCCAAACCGCCAAGTTAGCGAATCTCGTATCAGACTTCTTGGGTTGGGATAAGTACGGAATCATTGGCTCTAATGCCGGAATAGCCGAGCAAGCAGACCAAGCAACACTTATCGATGAATTGCAAGGGCAGGTTGACATGCAAAAGTTGACTCCTAACCCACTAGAGGAGTAATATCCGATTAATAGCTAAAATCTATTATGAAAACGAAATTATTAGCGTCAGCCAATGGATCGGATGACAAAAAGAAGCTCAAAGCGTATTACATTGAGCATCGACTAATTTTTGACAACATAGTCAAAATCTTGGAGGAGGAAAGAAAGATTCTGATGAATCAATCTGAATCCACCAAGCGATACGAGAACCCGTCGTGGGCATATCAGCAGGCAGACTTTATAGGAAGCAAGCGAACCTACGATAAGGTAATCGACCTTTTAACGATTGACCCAATCGAGGAAAAACATGACTGACGAACAGACCAGTTCTGAGGTAAGCCAAGCTGAGGAAACCCAAGGCGAGGCAGGAACCAGTAATTCCGGTTCCCAAAATGCCGCTAATCCCTTTGCAGACCTGCTAGGGCAGATTAAAGACGGCGACAGGCAGAAGTACAGTACGGTAGAGGACGCTTTGAAAGCAATTCCAAATGCCCAAAACCACATTAAGACTCTCGAACAAGAGAATCAGGAGTTGAAGGCAAAGATGGAAAAGGTTGAATCACTGGAAAAACTTTATGCCAAACTCGAAGAAAAAGCCACGAGTCAGGCCAACCAGCCTCAAGGTGGAGAAGTATTCGATGAAAGTAAATTGACTCAGTTGTTGGAATCAACACTGTCTAAACGTGAACAAGAGCAGATGGCACAGAAGAACGTGAACTCTGTAATCGAAGCGTTCAAGACCAAGTATGGTGACAAGGCAGAGGAAGTTTACAACAGTGTGGCTAATGAAGCAGGCATCGATGGGGATACCCTGAGAAGCCTTGCAGCACGAAGCCCAAAAGCTGTGTTGAAGTTAGCAGGTATTGACTCTAAACAGAAATCAGGTCAACCCGCGGCAACGACTTCACAGTTTAGAACTGAGGGGCTACAAGCCGCCAAAGACAGACCGCAACCTCGTGTCGCTATGGTAGGACACAACACAGAGGATTTGGTTCGTGCTTGGCGAGAGACAGCTCCAGTCGAAAACTAATTCCCTGCTATGTCAGGGATTAATTGAGGATATTTAAATGGCTCAAAATACCAGTAACACTACTGCATTCATTGAAGCGAGTCGGTATGATAATTTCATCCTGACGAACCTTCATGACGGGATGCTCCCTGACAACATGACTCGTGACGTGTCTAACTTCGGTTCAGGCACCACTCTTAATGTTAAGTCGGTTGGTACGGTTACGCTTCAGGATGTCGCTGAAGGTACTCCGCTGAACTACAACCCGATTGATACCGGCAACCTGACCCTGACCATCTCTGAGTATATTGGTGATGCATGGTCAATCTCTGATGAACTGCGCCAAGAAGGTTCTCAGATCGAACAACTGCAAGCAGCCCGTGCGATGGAATCTACTCGCGCCCTGCAAGAGAAGTTCGAGACTGACTTCCTGGCTGCATGTAACTCAGCACAGACTCTTGACGGCCCAAATACCATCAATAGTTTTGGTCATCGTTATGTTGGTTCTTCTGATACCCGAGCAATGCTTGAGGATGACTTGATTCAAATGGCTTTGGCCTTTGATAAAGCCAACGTCCCCGCTGCTGGTCGTATTGCAATCGTTGACCCGGTTGTTGCTGCCACGTTCAATCGTCAAGTAACTTTGATTAACAACGTCGATGCAGTCAAGCAAAGCCAGCTTTATGGCGTATGGACTAACTCGTTCGTCCAGAACCACCGCTTTGTGATGAGTATTCATGGTTGGGATATTTTCACATCCAATCGCCTGCCGGTACTAACTGCCGCCACCACTTCTGTTACTCAAGGTGATGGCTCTGCTGACAACGCTGAAGTAGGCGACATTGCAAACATCTTCATGTGTATTGCTGATGATCAATGCCGTCCGATGATGCGCGCATGGCGTAAGATGCCTTCCACTGAAGGTTGGCGCTCAAGCGAAGATCGTGAAGATCGTTTCCAAGTCACTGCCAAGTACGGTTTTGGTCTGCAACGTCCAGAAGCTCTCGGTGTGATTCTGACTTCGCCAACTTCAACCAACAGTACTCGCGCTTAATAGGAGGAATTATCATGGGTTTTGAAGCAGATGCTACTCGTAAAGTAGCTAACCATTACGGGCCTCGCGACGTTGATACTAAGTACCCTGGTGCTGTAACCAACCGCGCTGGCGTTAGCACGTTGACTCTCACGTTTGACTATGATGATCTGCCTAGCGCATCTTTTCCTGATATTCAGGCTCAGATTCCAAAAGGTGCGACAATTGTTGCTGCGCGATTCGATGTGCTGACTGCATTTACCTCTACATCTACAACTACTGACCTTCAAGTTGGTATTGCTGATGCAGATGGTGGGTCTACACTGACTGATGTTGACGCAATCTTCACTGCCGCAAATCTGACGCAGACAGTAATCGGCGCTGCCGGTATTACTAGCGGCTCTGGTGCAAGCGTTGGCGGAACTGCAATGGCTGAGGCTGTATGCATCACTGTAACTCCTAACGTAGACGACCTGACTGCTGGTCGCGGACGGATTGAGGTTGATTACAAGGTGTACGCAGGCTCTTACACTGCGCCCACTGGAACCTAACCTACTTTTGTAGGAACAACGTTCCATAGGAACAACGTTCCATGTGAAACATGGTGGGGGTGTAACAGCCCTCACCACTTTTTAACTCTCGGGAGTTAATATGCCAAATCACGCAGATTTAACTGGCGCTGAAATACACAACCCAAAAGGGTTTGATACTGCCTCTAATAGCACTAAGCCTATTAAGAACGCATCAGGAAACCTCGAGTGGGTAGCCGATGATCAACTAAATAGTAACTCAAGCGTCTATGGCTCTACGCTTACAGCAGATGGTGCAGGGTCTAGTGCATTTAGCCAGAAGGTCTGGAAGGACTTAACTGCTAAAGCAGGTGTTCGAAGCGGCGGAACAGCCCCTACAGCAAGACTGTACAGAACTGGAATTTATCAATTTGCGTATTCAGCAGGGAATCAGTCGTTCATTGAGTTCCACATTCCGCATGACTATGCTGTTGGAACTGACTTGTATCTCCATGTTCACTGGAGCCATATCACAGCAGCCACAACAACGTCAGCACCAACATTTGATTGGTCTATCAGTTACTCGAAGGGGCATAATCAAGCAGATTTCTCAGCGCCAATTACGATAACTCAAACAGGAACCAATGCGGTTGGTCAGTACAGGCATATCGTTGATGAGATTCAATTATCAGTAAGCGGTGGCGGCACATCATTGCTTGATACGGACAGCATTGAAGTTGATGGTGTTATTCTAGCGAACTTCACAATGACGACATTGCCTACAGGTGTGGGAATTAATGATATGTTTCTCCACTTCTTTGATATTCACTATCAAGCGGATATTGAAGGGACACTAAACAAAGCGCCTAACTTCTACGCCTAATTATGAGCAAACTGACTGTATTGGA